AAAATTTATGAAAATGATATAAAAAAGTTATCATTTTTTATCAATTTTTTGTTATTTTTTTACATAAATTGAAGGAGAAATTATATGAATTTTGAAAAAATTGATATTAATAGCATTATTGAATATGAAAATAATGCAAAAATACACACTGAAGAACAAATTGAACAAATTTGTAATTCAATCAGAGAATTTGGAAACAATGATCCAATCGCAATTGACGAAAATAACACAATTATTGAAGGACATGGAAGGCTGTATGCATTAAAAAAATTAGGATTTGAAGAAGTAGATGTTATTAGATTGACTCATTTAAATGAGCAACAAAAGAAAGCCTACATTCTAGCACACAACAATTTAACAATGACAACAGGTTTTGATTTAGAAAAATTACAACTTGAAATTGAAGAAATTATAGACTTTGACATGGCAGACTTTGGATTTGAACCATTCGAACCATTAAAAGGAATTGAAGAAACAGAAGAACAACTTGAAGAGGTACTTTCTAACATAGAAAGCGAAGAAAACAAATCAAAAGTGCAAAGAGGAGATATATTCAAACTCGGGAAACATACTTTAATGTGTGGAGACAGTACAGATATTGAAAGTGTCAAATTTTTGACAGGGGGGGGGTACAGTTAACCTTGTTGTAACAGACCCACCATATAACGTAAACTATGAGGAGAAATCCAAGAATATAGCTAAAAACAAGCCAAATCAAAGAATAACAAATGGTACTCATACAAATATAGAAAATGATAGCATGACAGATGAAGAATTTTTCAATTTTTTAAAAAAAGTATATGTAAATATGCTTGAAGTTTTAGAAGAAGGAGGAGCATATTATGTATGGTATGCAGCCTCAGAAACTATAAACTTTTTAAAAGCATTAGAATCAGCAGGAAGTGATTTTAGACAGATTTTGATATGGAATAAAAACACATTTGTATTAGGAAGACAGGATTATAAATGGAAATATGAGCCTTGTATTTATGGATGGAAAGAAGGAGCATCTCATAATTGGTATTCGGATAGAAGTCAAACAACAGTTTTAGACTTTAATAAACCATTAAGAAATGCAGAGCATCCTACTATGAAACCTGTTGATCTATTCAAATATTTAATTCAAAATTCAAGCAAAGCAGGAGACAAAGTATTGGATTTGTTTGGAGGTTCAGGAACAACATTAATAGCTTGTGAAGAATTAAATAGAGAATGTTTTATGATGGAATATGAACCTAAATATGTTGAAGTAATTATAAAAAGATACGAAAACTTAACAGGAGATAAAGCAGTAAAAATAAATTAGCAGAGGAGGTGTAGTATGGAATTTCTAAAAGCCAAAAAAGACTTGATAAAAAAAATGAAGTCTGTGGGTACTTATGACAAATCATTCAATGAAATAATAGAACTAACTGCACAAATTTTAGTTGATTTAGAAAAAGCAAAAGAAAACTTTGCGAAATCAGGTTATCAGATGGTTGTTACTCATACGAATAAAAATGGTAGCAAGAATTTGGTAAAAAACCCTTTTTATTTATCAATAGAAAAGTTAAGAGATGATAGTATAGTCTATTTAAGAGAGTTAGGACTTACACCTACCGGCTTAAAGAAAATTAAGAACGTTATTGATACAGAACCACAACAAAATAACAGTGTTCTTGAATCCATACTCTCTAATTTTGAAAAAAAAGAATGAAAATACCAATAACTATAATCTCCAAAAAATAAATGATAAAGAAGTTGTTGAGTTTGTTACAAGAATTTATAGTGGTTCAAAAATTGCAAATGAAGAACAACAACAAGCAGTTCAAAGGTTTTTAAAAGACTTAGATAACGAGAACTATGAATTTAAGGTTGAAGAGGCAGAATTTGTAATAAAATTAATTGAGGGGACAATAGTTAACATTCAAGGAGAAACAATAACAGGTGTTCCACTAGCTAATAAACCTTTGAAATTAATTCCTTGGCAAAAGTTTTGCATTTATAACATGTTAAGTTTTTATTATAGAGATACAATTTTGACAAGGTTTAAAGAGTCTTTTATATTCGTTCCAAGAAAAAATGGAAAAACATCATTTATCGGTTCTCTTGCTTGGGCATTAGGAATTTTAAGAAGAAAGTCCGGAACAAAAATCTATATTGTTGGTGACGTTTTAAAACAATCATTAGAAAGTTTTACATTTATTAAGGAAAATATAATGCACTTGCAAGAAGACAAACATTTCAAAATAAGAGATAATTCATTTGGACATACGATAGAACGAAAATTTAGTGATGGATTTATGAAAATTGAGGCGTTGGCAGGTAATTCAGACAATCAGGATTCGTTAAATAGTAATATACAAATATGTGATGAGTTACATGCATATAAAACACCAAAAAAATATAATGTAATCAAAGAATCCGGAAAAGCCTATGCAAACAAACTGTGCATTGGAATATCAACAGCAGGAGATAATGAAAATTGGTTCTGTGGACAGCGACTAAAATATTGTAAAAAAGTATTGAGTGGACAACTTGTTGATGAGCAGTTGTTCATTTTTATTGCTAAAGCAGATGATAAAAACAAATATGATGATGAAGAGGAAATTATAAAAGCAAATCCATCAGTTGGTTACACCATAAGTCTTGAAAGTTTAAAAAATGATGCTTATCAAGCAAGAAATGATCCACAACAAAGAAAAGACTTTCTTGCAAAATCACTCAATATATTTACAAATAGCATAAAAGCATATTTTGATTTAACAGAATTTTACGAATCGGATGAAAAATATAATTGGACTTTAGAAGACCTCGCAAAGTTAAAAATCAGTTGGTATGGAGGTGCTGACCTTTCAAAATTACACGACCTTACAGCTTCAGCTCTATATGGAAATTATAAAGGAGTTGATATTTGCATAACGCACGCATTTTTTCCACGTTCAAGAGCACATATAGTTGCAGAGGAAAATTCAATCCCATTATTTGGTTGGGAAGATGATGGAAATTTGACAATGAGTGATACAGAAACTGTTTTATATGATGATGTTGTAGAATGGTTTTGTATGATGAGAGAAAAAGGGTTTAAAATCCGTCAGGTTGGATTCGATAGAAAATTCGCAAATGAATTCTTTTTAAAAATGAAAAAGAAAAAATTTAAAATGATTGATGAGCCACAAATTTATTTTAAAAAGTCGCAAGGTTTCAGAAGAATAGAAATGAAAGTTAAGAACAAAGAATTTTATTATTTACATTCATCAGCATACGAGTACTGTGTTTCAAACGTAAAAGCTGTTGAGAAAGTAGATGATGCTATTCAATATGAAAAAACAGACCAAACACAAAAAATAGACTTGTTTGATGCATCCGTTTTCGCTTGTATGAGAATGATTGAAGATGAAGACAAAAAGCACGAAACAGAAGAATGGTTAAAATCAAAATAAAAGGAGGTGAGAAAGAATGGGAATAAAGAGTTTCTTTAAAAGAGAAAGTGATGAAAAAGGAAAGAAAAATTCAAGACCACCTTATGGATTTGTTATAAATCAACGAGGAATATATGATTTTATAACAGGATATAGTCCTATATCTGAAACAGTAGAATTTAAAAAATGTATTGACATTATAGCTGATTTAGTTTCAAACATGACTATTTATCTAATGCAAAATACTGATAAAGGGGATGTTAGAGTTAAAAATGATTTATCAAATAAAATCGATATAAATCCTTGTAAATTTATGACTAAAAAAGCATGGATATATTTCATTGTTAAAAATTTAGTTGTAAACGGAAATGCAGTTGTTTTTCCTGTTTTTAATGAAAAAGGAGAACTTGAAGAAATTACAAGTAATGGAAGACTTATTCCACGAGTTTTATGGGACGGTTATTATCGTTGGAAAATTAATTTTGGATATGGAATAGTATTTTTGCTGGTAACAATTTTAGTTTATTTTAAAACATCATTAGCATTAGCAAATTTATATTATAATTTGGCTGCACATAAAGTTTTAGGTGGCTTACTTATTTCAACAGATGTTGAAGATGATTATAGAAAAAAACTTGTATTGAAAGAAATTTTTACTAGCTATATTAGTATAATTGCTCTATTTTTAAGTATTAGAATTTTTAAAGAATTGTCGGGATATATAAATGCTTTAGATGCTAATTTATTTATAAAAATCTTCTTGCTACTAGGTGGTTATGTAGGAATGACAAAAAGTACACAATTAGTAGAAAGAAGCTTTGGGGTTAATAATATAAATAATAGTACAAATCCTTTTTCATCAATGTTTAGAACTATGTTTTTAGCTGATAGAATTGGTAACATGTTTA